GGCAATGTACTCGTTGGTCTTGCGAACCAGTGCAGCACCATCCAACATGTTCTGCTTATCGAACAGGATGTCAGGGTTGTTCATCCAACCAGTGATTGAAACGCCGATAAGGGCCTCTCGCTCAATGATGTCCTTCGATGCCTCAGAGAGGTATGTGAAGTTGGTATAGCCCGCCTGAAGTGTGCCCAGGATAGCGCCAGCCTTACATGCAATCTCGAAGTCTTCCTTGGTCATGCACTTCCCACCATTAATCTCGGTGAGGTTACACACTTGGAATCCGCTCTCGTTAGTAACGATGTTGATCGGCATCATGCCAATCTCAACACAAGGGTTGTAGCAGAAGTCGAGGTTATCGGTGAAGATAAACCCTGGTTCTCCAACTTGCTTCACGCTCTTCATGATGTGTGCCCACTCTTCACGAGTCACTTCATCACGTAGCAGCATTACCGAATTGTTCGAACGACCGCGCTGTGGATTGGTAATAAACCAGTCGCCAGTCTTGGCGTTCAACATTTCCTCGTCATCTTTGCTGAACATGCAGATGGTGGCTGAACGACGAACACCGCCAGACAGAACAGCATCACTCATGTGCATAACGAAGTCATAAGCCACGATAGGCGTCATGGTGACGTTCTCTTCGCTACCCGCTACCAATGCCTCAAGAAGCTCTTCACACTTCACCAACGAAGCCCTGAGGCCATCTGGACCCGGTGCCTTGAAGCCACCTGAAATCATTGCGCCCTTTGGACGAATCTTCGACAGATCGAAGTGCACTTGAGTGTGCTCGTACTCAGGAAACTCTCCCCCGCCGACAAAATAAGATGCCAGCAACACGCCAAAGGCGTCAGCCCACCCTTCGATGGTATCAGGTACAGTGAACACCTTGCTCTTCTTCGGATAGCGCTTGCTCACCTTAGGTAGTTTTGCAATGTGCTGTTTCTGCACAGAGAATCCTACACCACAACCACAAAGCAGCATGTACATCGCTTCTTGGAAGAACCGAGCGCGGTCGCAGTGAGATACACTACAGTTGTACATACGTGCTTCGTGTTTGAAGATTTGCTCACCACCGAACTGCAAGGAACGTTGGGCACCAAGAACACGCTTGTCTTTGTAAGCCTGCTCAGCAAAAGCGATCTGCTCTTCCAGCTCAGGCGTCATGACAGACTTGTACTTCTCTCGGTGCATGTTCATGACACGCTCAACAGATTCATCCCAAGTTTCGTACCGGAACTCCTGATCTTTCCAGCGAGAGTAGCCCATGTAAAACTTGGACTCGGACATCATCTGTTTACCAATGTTTGCAGTAGTCAATGTTTACTCCTTAGTCAAAAACTTTATCTTGTGTACGGTCAGCAGACATGACTCGCAGTGTATGGCGTAGATTATCGTCTTTTGTAGCCTCAATAATGGCGTACATCGAGGCAAACCCACTCTTCAACCATGCAGGATCAAGCCTCTCGCTTCCCTCGTATCGTTCACATGTCACTACCTGATTCCGAAGATTCCGATGGGTAGTTACAACCACCTCATAGGGTTCTTTGATGTTCAGGCCATTCATAAAGAGGATCTTTCGAACAGTGCGGTTATCCTCTTTACCATAGGCTTCTTTGAAGCCATCGATCAGCAGCAGATCACTCACACTCAAATTGAAATCAGTCATACTTCAGACTCCGAATAGTTGTTGCATACATTGTTGGGGATCAGTTGGCGATACTGAATCCAAGATTTAAAATTACCTGACCAGTAGAAACCGTCTCGGTCTGCGTGGGTTACTCCTTCCTCTTCATGGCATAGCCAGACATCAGCATCACAGTATCCCGGCCACCTGTCAATCTCCATTGGCGTCGCTTGGTGCTCAAACGGAGAAGCATGTACTGGAGTGCTCTCTACCAGCCGATTGTAGATCATCTGAGCCTTCTCTAAGCTGTCATCCAGCTTCCGATAGGATACTTGGGCGCAGCAGCTTGAGCTGATGGCCAGGGCGTCTTGCAAGCTCATAGACTCCATTCCGTCTGCCCACATCCCCGGAAGAATCTCTCCACTGAAGTATGGCACATGCCACCAGCCAGGGTACAGCTTATTAGGCTCACTTTCTTGCAATATTTCCCACATCTTCTCTGCCAATACTCGAATCTCAGGCTGAGCATCTGGATGCTTACGGAGCCAGAAGAAGTTGTCCCACTCCGTAGCTGTTACCACAGTCTTCATCAATTGGAACGGTTCAAGGAGCCGGTTGGCTACTTGCTTATGCAAGTCTGCGGCTGAAAGCGCTTCTGCACATTCTGCTGCTTGACCTGCTGCCCATTTCCATCGGGAAATGGATTGCTGTCGTGCGAAACCTGTCAACTCTTTCTCAGCCTGCATGCCGGGTTGATTGACACCCCAGTGTACAGGCATTGCAGGACTTGTCCTAACCATCTCAATCATCTTCTCTACAGGAATAGCCCGAGAGCTAGCTGCATTCCGTGAGAACATCCGGTGTGTCATCAGCTCACTGTGGATGAACCGAGGATACACCAGCTCGAATGTTACAATCTCTTTGCCGTTCGGTGCAACACTGTGGGCAATAATCTTTGCTTCAATCATTTACCACCAGCCTTAGCTTTCTCTTGCACCACCATGCGCTTCCCAAAAAATTCGACTTTTTCCGAATCGTAAACGCCATCCTTGTACGAAGCCTTAGCCTTACCTAGTGTACGAGCAGCACACAGACGCCAGATAGCCTTGAATGCATTCCCTTCGGCATAATTCATACCGAGAGCTTCGATTATATCGTTGCACTCTGCTGTGTATGGATCACCACCGCTTGTTGGGTTCTCGATGTCAACCACGTAGTAGGAGACGCTTCCACCAGTGTACTCTGGAGTTGTCACTGCATACTTAGCAGCTTCAGCGTTTGAAGTTTCCTCAAAGGCTCCGCCAGCTTCGAAGATGGAATCAGTGCTTTCCTCAACGGCTGGCATTGGATCTAACCTGGAATCGTTAGTCCAGAAGGTAAACGATTGGTGTGGGAAACCCACTTCATACGTGTATAGGGGACTATCGTTAATCGAAAAGATACGAACCAGTTGGCCATGATAGAGTGCTTCGTCACCTACCTTAAACTTCAGAGTCATTCTCGTCCTCCTGTTCTGCAATCTCTTCCAGCTCAACAATGCCGTACTGCTCACGAATCCAGGCAGCAATGCTCTCCAGGGCAACGAGGATGTCAATGCCGTTGTAGTTGCCAAGCGCTTCTGTGCTCAGCAGGCCATGAATCTCTGTAGCAACGTGCACTACTGCGTCATGGTCGATGTTGTGTTCAAACTCTAGGGTTTCTTCGGACACGGTTATACCTCCTTCTGTGTTGGATAGGTAGATTATGCACACTTCCCTGTGTGCTGTCAAGCATTATTGTCCGTAACGCTCTTGCAGGTAGTCCAGGGAGACGAACATCGGAAGTGCAAAGCCGTCCTTCACTTCATGAAGCATTGTTAGCCCTCGGAAGTGGTTGTTGCCCTGCCAGCCCTTGTACCCTTCATCGTGCGGATAGCAAGCCCCGTTAATGATCCCCAGCTGCATCTTGCCGTCCAGGGTAGGTCGGATTGCAACATCCAGTACTTGCTTGTGGCCAACAACAAACGAAACGCCCACTGTCTTCAGCTGGTTGAGAGCTGTGCCAGCGTATGGCTTGCCAGTCATTGGGTTTGCCAGGAAGTGCACGAAGTGAATCCCACCAATCTCCACTGGCTTCAGGAATGGGTGAACTTCCCAACCCCACTGCTCCAGATTCAGCGTCTCCATTCCGACGAAGCCTTCAAACTCTGGCATGTCGTTGGCAACACGGTCGAAGCGGTCTTCGTGGTTGCCCATCGTGAACACTAACCGTGGATTGTATACTTTCTTCTTAAAGAATCGTTGCTGGCGTTGAAGTTCTTTAAGTGGCTTGAATAGCAATTCCATTGCTCGATTGCCAGCCTCAATGTCAGCCAGAAGGCGGCGACCTTCAAAACTCTTTTTACCTCGATCATACGAACATAAGCTTTCGAAGTCATACCAGTCTCCAATCATTACAATCACTTCGGGACGCTTGTCTACGATGTACCGACCAATGTTGGCAATGTAGTCAAGCGAGTGGTGCGGCTTCACTTGCGTGTCGCCAATAACGAGTATCTTCATAGTTCCTCCTTCAGTACTTCGATGATCTGAGTGCGCCTTTTTGGTGCAGATTTCTCTGGAATCAAGCCCCGCTCCGAGAGCCATTTTGCGTCTTGCTTCGTTTTGCACAGCTCGATAGCGATCTTGGTAGCCTTGGCTTCCTCGAAACTAATACCCTGCTTCTCTGCATAGCTCTTCGCCTTATGGCATGGCTTGCAAACCAACTGAAGCTGGTCAAATGTCACACAGACGATAGCCTCTACGAACGCCTGTAGGTGCCCTAGCTCGCTCAGAGCGTGGTTACCAGTACGGTGATCCACCTCGATGTCTTTCAGGACGTGTAGCTCGTTGCAGAGGGCACAGAGGCCACCCCATACCATAGGCACTCGGCCTTTTGGATTTGGATTCGGTATCTGCACCCTATTCTGCTTCAGAAACTCCAACTTTACTGGTGACCTGTTCCAAAGGGAACGGCGAATGCCACCCCTGAGGTAGGACATGAATGCCCCTTTGGTCTTCCAGATCGTAGGATGCTCTTCCCACGGATTCATAGCAACCCCATCTTATCCAGAACATCCCGAGCTTTCACAAAGTCTTCAGGATGGCGGAGCATGCGTGCCATCTGGAAGTTTTCCTCAAGCATATAGATCCAGTCAACTTCAATCTGGTCTCCACGCCATCCGGTAACAATGGTAGGTTCAGGATAGAGTTTCTGGTAGATCGCCTTCATTGTCTGCCAAGCTTCATAGTCCGTGGTGCACTTCGACAACTCTTTGAAGCTTGATGCATCCCCCCAGCTCACTTTGGAAGCGGAGTTGGCTTTGTAGTTGTCGATCTTATCTCCCGAGCAGACTTGATGGTACAGGAAGATCCGTCCATAACCACGGATATTCTTACCATCCCGACGAAGTGCCCCAAACTGAGCACCGTTGATGATGCCGTCATCTGGTCGATTC